TGCGGGAAAAAGCGTCTGGATTTTCACTCATAACCCAGTTACATTTATCCATTGTGTTGCTGTACTGTGGATATAGACTTTTATAGGTAGTAGTCACAAGCGTCCAAATGGTATCCCCCGCTTTTACAATATGATAGACCGCATCTCCGTCGCCATTTTGTACCTGCTGGGTCCCCACACTGTTTTGTGCATTTGCTCGATAAGCAGGCTGTGCAATTCGTACTTCCTTGAGTGACATACTGAAATTGCATCCGCCCCATGTTTCATTGGTATAGGATACCTCAAAGGATTGAATCTGCATGTTGGATACAGATTTGCGGCCCACATATTGAATGAGTGAGCCGCCGCTCTGTAGTTTGCGCAAGCTTTCTATAATATCGGCTGCCTTGCTGCCTTTATAGTCCACAATTCTGCCGGATATACTTAACTGGACAGGATTTCGCTTCGTATGGTCCGTTATAGGCAAGCCTGTCTCCACAGGATGCTCTGAGCTTTCCGTACTGTATGAAAAAGATTCATCCTCACAGAAAACATAGATATTATTGATTAGACTCATCTTCCTTGCCTCCTAACAAAAAGGCACACCGGTCCGGCGTGCCCCAAATCATATTTCCTGCAGCCGCGGATTTTTCCTTGCCATACTGTCAAAGGTTTCATCCAGAGCCTCCTGTATCCAGCGCTTCACCTTTCGCGCGGCCGCTCGGTCATCCCCTGTTCCTGAAATATTCAAGGTAAACTGAGGTGAATATACATTTGTCTCCGTATGATGGTTCACTGCCGCAGTGGTGTTTTCAGGCGTATAGACAGATGTGCCCGATGTACTTCCCGACCACGCTAATGCACTTGCCTCATTTCCTAAACTGATGTTCAACCAATTTTTCGGAATTCCATTTGCATACTGGAAGGTAGGCGTTTTTCTTCCCATGAGCAAGGCTGTTTGCTCCGCAGACAATACCCGCATTCCTTTGGGCGCATTGGGAATCAATACATTCCTTCCACTGGGAATAAAAGCGTTTCCGCCGGGCATCTGAATGAGCTCTGCTCCCCTGCCATCATTGACAAGCGCATTTCCGCCACCGTGTCCGCTCGTACCTTTTGCATACGGCTCCCAGGCAGCGATTCTCTTTTCTGCACCAAAAGCCTTGAAGACCCAGTTTGCACCCTCGATAAGCCTGTTAATATACACCGCAGAATCTCTTACAGCATCTCGCCAGATAGATACAAGAGCATTGCTGAACGTGTATCCGGATTCTTTTAACCCCTGGGCCATTTTATTTGGTAGTTCAGATACTTTCGCAACAATGTCCGACACATTCGCGTCTACGGTAATCAGTACATCATCGCTGATTGCGGCAGCCTTTACCAGAGAATCCCATAATCCATTCAAATTGCTGAGATTTAATTTGTTTATACTTGCAAAGAAATCCTTTGTATTTGTTCCGAATGTCCCCAGCGATTCCCCAATGCTCTCTAAGGCATTCTTTTCGTCCCCGCTGAAGAAATCCCCAATCGAATCAAAGAATCCGCCATCACTGTCGATGTAATCTCCCAAACTTCCAATTGCCTCGAAAAGTTCAGGCATTTTGCCGAAATCTTCCACATCAGAAATTGCGCCAAAAAAGCTTTCTACCGATGTCCCCAGCTTAGGGAGTAACCCCACCATTTTTTCAAGCGCGGTATATACATTCCCAGCAAAGAATTGTAGAACTCCACTGTCATTTGGTAATTCATCCACAGATGATAACGCGTTGAATAAATTTGGTATTGCACTGAAATCCGTTCTATCGCCCAAATTATTGTAAAAGGCAGTTATCGCCGCACCCAATTCAGGCATGCTTTGAATGAGTTCCTTCAACCCATTGTATTGGTCTCCGGCAAAAAATTGAAAGACTCCTCCTGCCTTCGGAAGCTCTCCTACAGACGCTAACGCGTTAAACAAATTCGGTATTGCACTGAAGTCTGTTCTATCGCCCAAGTTATTATAGAAAGCAGTAATCGCTGCTCCCAGTTCAGGCATCCTTTGAATGAGCTCTTTTAATCCATCGTATTGGTCGCCCGCAAAGAACTGAAAGATTCCTCCTGCCTTCGGAAGCTCTCCCACAGACGCCAATGCATTAAATAGATTCGGTATTGCACTGAAATCTGTCCTTTCACCCAAATTGTTGTAAAAGGATGTAATCGATACCCCCAATTCAGGCATTCTCTGAATAAGTTCCTTCAACCCATCGTATTGGTCGCCCGCGAAGAATTGGAAGACCCCTCCAGACCGAGGCAGCTCTCCCACAGACGCCAGAGCATTAAATAAATTGGGAATTGCACTGAAATCTGTTTTTTCACCCAAATTGTTGTAAAAAGCGGTAATTGCCACTCCCAGTTCGGGCATACTTTGGATGAGTTCCTTTAATCCTTTGTAAGGGTCGCCCGCAAAGAACTGGAAGACTCCCCCAGACCTTGGTAATTCTTTGATAGCCGAAAGCGCATTGAATAAATTGGTTATTGCACTGTAATCTGTCCGTCCCCCAAGCGTGTCAAAGAAGCCCTCTGCATTCTCAGCAAAATCAGAAAGGTCGGTTCCAATGTCCGCAAGACTTGTTTTCCCGGTAAAGAAGGACAGAAGCTTTTCCCCTGCCATCGTTAGGAAAAAAGCGCCCATAGCAGCCAGGAAATCCCCTACGCTGCCTAAATCCACACCATTAAATATTGCAAATGCAGGCTGTAAGTTCTCCGCAAAATCCGCTATGTTTTGCCCGATTGCAGGGAGCGAATCTGTAAGGCCCTCACCAATACCACCAATGAAGGAGCCAATCATATCCCCAAGGATGTTGGTTATTTTGGTTAATACCTCCCCGCCTTTTTCAAGAAAATCATTGAAAAAGGGAATTTGAGATAACGCTCCAAAAACTTCAATGATTGCTGTCAGCCCTCCAAGTACCAAAGCAATATTCGCAAGCCCAGACAATACAACAGGAAACGGAATCATGCCTACCAGCCCAGCAAAAATAGCCAGAATAGAACCAACAGTGCCTAAAATTCCAATTAGGGCGATAACTTTCAGCATCTCACCAAAGTCAACGCCACCTTTGAACACTTTTGTCGCAATCCATAGTAGGGCGCCCATTCCAGCTACAATTATCGCTATATTCGCAAGCCCTTTTGCTACAGTGGAAACCTTTACTTTCCCTGCAATTCCTGCCAGCTTCGCTATTCCTGCCCCGACAGCACCTAAAATGCCGATTAACACGATGACTTCCAGCATTTCTCTGAAATCAACACCGCCTTTGAACGCCTGTGCGGCTATCCAAAGTAAAGCGCCCATTCCAGTGACAATCATTGCAATATTTGCAAGTCCTTTTGCTACAGTGGAGACTTTTATTTCCCCCGCCGTGCCTGCAAGCTTTGCCAATGCCGTTCCCACAACACCCAAGGCACCGATAATCCCAATCGCTTCAAGGATCGATTTTATGTCTGCCTCTTTTGCAAGCTCTTTTGCAATCGGAACAAAAACAACAGCCAGTAAAGTAAGACCACCAATGATAATTCCAAGATTTAATATGCCTTTTAACAGTGTCTTTGTTTTTATATTTGCCAGACCACTAAAAATGCCTCCGTCTCCCCCGGATCCTTTGTTTCCCTTTTTTTCAAACAGCCCAGACAGACCGGATCCGATAGAACGAACCTTTTTTAACCCAATAAAAGCAGCAGCCAACCCCCCTATTACGGGAAGCAGGTTTCCTATTTTTTCCTTCAATCCGTCTAATATGTTCCAGTCTATCGTTTTCCCGGTAAATTCTTCATAGACCGCATTGATTACAGCCCCAACTACTTCTTTTGCTGCATTTAACAGCTCATCTCTGTTGTCAATGATGACCTTTCCTAAACGGACCATCAGCTTGACAATTCCCGCGGCAATTGCAGGTGCTGCTTTGGGAATGAAATCTACAAGTTTTCCAAAAATTTTGGATAGTACATCTGTAATCTTTGGTATAATATCAGGCAATGCCTTTTCTAAGGCCTTGATTCCAGTGTCAACCAACCCGTCTACAATATCAAATATTTTCTCCAGATCACCTTCCTGAAACCCATCAGACAAAATATCCTGTATATCAGCAAGAGCGCCATTGATGACTTTCATTCCTCCTGCCAATTTCTTCATAGGTAAAGCGCCCAAGGTCGTGCCAAGCTGCTTGAAATTCTCCGTCAACGTGCGCAGCTGGTTCGCAAAGCCACCTCCGGTTCGTTGATAGTCCCCGGTGGCATTCTTTGTTTTCTCCATAACATAATTGTAGCGAAGCTGGACCTTTTCAGCCTCTGACATCTGGTCAAGTGTCTTTCCTATACCCTTTTCCAGAGCATAGTTTTCCAGATTTACTTCCGTCATCACCACGCCGAGACGTTTCAAGCTTTCTGTTTCTCCGGTGAACACTCCATTTAACGCCGTAGTCACTTCTTCAATGTTCATATTCTTGAAGGATGCAAGATCGGCGGCTTGTTGCGTTAAAGCCATCGACATTTCCGCCGCCTCATTTTTTGCCAGACCCATGGAAGTCCCCATGTCTCCAAACAAAGCTGCAGTGTCTAAAGCCGTTTGCTGTGCCAGTCCCATAGAAGTGGTGGAAGTCTTGGACCATTCCATAACATCGCTTGCTGCGCCATCAAAATTTCCAATTCCAGAACCAAATGCAACGTCTACCTTGTTTTTGGTTTCTTCAAGATCACTTGCCATTTGTGAAAACTTAATTGTCGCCGCAGTTGCCGCGCCTGTTCCCACCGTCAATGCCTTAAACGATATACCCGCTACTTTTTTCAGACCGTTGTATGCCGTCGCCGCAGCCTTTTTCCCAAGACTTGACAAGCTGGTTCCCAGCGCACTCGCAGACTTTTTCGCCTTGTCCATACTGCTTTTTGCCCCGTTTGTGCTGTCTTTCAAATCATCAAAGGCATCGCCGCCCATATCTCCGGTCAATTTCTTTTTCAGTTCATCAACATCTTTTTGCAGCTGTGAAAAAGTTTTTAGGTCAATATCAAATCCAACCTTTACAACATCTTCACGTACAACATCTGCCATGATTCCCTCCTATCTCAGAAGGTTTCCTGCAACGCTGCAGGAAATGATATATCTATATAAAATTACCTCTTTCTTTTTGCAGCTTCCTTTTCCGCTTTGATTTGCATATCCAGCGCAATATTTGCTTCCATCACATCTGTCGGCGTCATATATGGCCTGCCGAATACTGTCTGAAAATCAAACCCTCTTTCCGATAGTACAAGCCGCCAGCAGCCCCAGTTACTTCGTACTCTTTCCTGTAGCTGGGCCCGCGATAGCTTCGTTTCGAAAGTCACCCTGCATCACCTCGCGGGCAAAAGAAATGACCTCATTAAATTCTTCCATGCTGTCAAAATCGTCTGCAGTAAGTCCCTTGGGCTCTACAATTACATTTGCAAGCAAATAACTGGATAGCTTTTCCACACTGGTGGTGCTTGTTCCGTCAATGTAGCATGCATCTACAGCCCGAAGCGCCGCTGAAAGCCCGTTGAATTGAGCTACGTACTTCTTGCCGCCTATTTCCTTTTCCGCCTGATAAAATTTTGCCGCCATATTTTCTCTCCTTTTTGTTTTCATACAAGAGGGCGGCTATCATGCCGCCCTCTTTGTTCCGTATAATGCATACCGTATTTTGCCGGATGCACCAAAATGATAATTTAATCAGTAGACTCCAATACCCCGTCAAAAATGGTAAACGTAAATTCCATGTCGGACGCTTCAGCCCCGCGCTCCACACTGGGCATCTCCTGAATTGCCGCCATAGAGCCGCCAAAACGCTCGCCCAAAGACTTGTTTACAACCCATACGGGGAAGGTGTCTGCAGTTCCCAGCTTGCCCAGCAAAAACGACTTCTGAGGGCTGGTGGGCTGAATTGTCAGAGTCAGCGTATAAATCGGATTGTTTACCTCACTTTTGATCACATCTCCCTGCGCCCCGACAACAGGCTCAAAAAACGCCTCCTCTTTTTCAAAAGTAACCATATCCTCACCGATTCCGGTAATGTATACGTTGTCCACCATAATCGTACAATCCTTTGCATTGTACCGTGTAACCATTTTTCTTCCTCCTTAAAACGCAAAATAAAAAGAAAGCGACTGTATCCTTCGCTTAAATCAAAATTTCGCCTGTAATTTCTACCTCATGGACGGCACCCGCCAGAGTAAACGCAAACTGCCCTCCAATGTATCGCCTCTGTGCGATGTCGGCAGGGTCACAGTTTTCGCGGAGCGCATAGCTGACGGCATATGCAGGGGTTCCGTCATCGTTCGTTGCAATAATGCCGTTGTTGTACGCGTCCTTCATAACATTTACCGCTACGCTTTCCAGCAAAGCAATGCCATTGTTGTCATAAGGTATTTTTGCTGAGGTATTGAGAACCTTCTGCGTCTGATATTCCAAATTGCTGATAATGTAGTCCTTGCTGTCAATAATGTCAATGTACTCGCCGCCAGCGACTTTTCCTTCAGAGGTCACATTGTCCCCCGCCTTCGTTACAAAGGTAATACCGCCTTTTGCGTGAATGGCGTCAATTTCTGTATCTGTGAGGCTTTGCGGTGCAATCCCCTTTACAATCAGATTCTTGTATGTAAAGCTTCCGGCGTCCAACCCGGCAGAGGCGCCTACAAGGGCAGCGGCAGGGGAAGGATATGCCTCGGTAGAATCACAATAAAAAAGTACCGTTCTCTCGATGCCGGTAACAGTGTAGGACGTGGAATCGTCCGTTGCAACGTCGGCAAAATATATTTTGTTTGTAAGCTTTTCCATCGCCGTCATAATATCGGCAATAGAAGTTTCTGTTTCTGAAGCTGTTACAACTATCAGCTGCCTCCAATCCTTTGCAGTGTTCTCCACATCCCCCAGCCATGTTGCAGCAGGTGTTGTAGCTGCGCAAACCGCAATTTTCTCAGGTGCGTCCTCCTGCATAAAAATCGCGTCTGCTGCTTTGTAAACCTTCGTGGTGGAAGCAAATCCGGCAGACTCCACCTCCTGCAGCGACCGGCATTCCGCATACGCTTTTTCAGCCGTTGCACTTTCCTCGAGAATCAGAGGAATCCCAAGCCCCATCGTACCAATAGGCTTGACTAAATCAATTTTTACCTTTACATCCAGTGCCATGTTTTCTCTCCTTTAACTATCATTTACATGTCTTCTTCCGTAGCGGCAAAACCCAGATTTAATGCAGACAGCGCCTCCTGTAGCTGCGCCAGCGTTATGTAGGTTTCGGCAATAAAAGCCTTTAATGCTGCATCACAAAACGACAGCTGGATGTAGCTCTTTACCCCGTCTCCCACTTTCGCCTTTAACTGACCGTCTGCAGTATCCACAAAAATCAATTCGCCGTCTAAAAGAATAGGATTTTTTTGCGCCCAGTTTTCATCCGTGTCCCTTTTTTGCTTGATTCGGGTTTCAAATGTCTTTTCCATAAAACCCACCCTCGTGATTAGATTGTGGCGTTTCCACAGTCAAAAATCAGAACATCTCCCGCTGTCTGTACCAAATCAATGACATTTCCTGTCTTCGCAATATCCGCCAGAGAATTGTCCAATGTGGTAATTTGGTTTCCCAAATCTGTGGCGGTTTCTTCTAATTCTGCGATGTCACTTGTGTTTGTCGTAATCTGTGAATTCATGCTTGCAGCATCCGAAGCATGGTTGGAAATCCAATCGGAAATCTCCTTGAGCGTATCATACGCCTCGGGAGCATCCGCAACAATTTTCGCCACTTCTTCAGAAGCAATCACCCGCGCCGATTTATTCGTATCGCTTCCAATCAGTGTGGTTACTTTCGCCTCAAGCGCATCCACATCATCCTGCGCGCTGTCCGCAGCCGCCTGGGCTGCAGCAATTGCCGCGTCCTTTGCATTTGCATATCCTTGTGCTTCTGTCTTTGTTGCATAATCTCCCACTGCCTGCTTCCCGGCAAGAGCTGATTCTACATCCGCAAAGCTGTCAATGGTGGTTCCGTCTTTGATAGCGGCAATCGCACCTGTGATTTCCGTGTCGTCATATTCCGGAATTGTGATGGTGCTCACGTCTGCAAAAGCAGTGTCTGCCTCTCCTTTTGCCTTGGACTGAAGCTTGTAGGTGTAGTCGTTCACCTTCAAAACACGGTATTGTGTATCCGTGTCCTGAATCTCTCCCGCGATATAATCGTTTAATCCGCTGATTTCCGAAGCAGTATATGTAGGCTTTTCAGATGCCTTCGCCCAAGCATAAACATCCGCCGCAAGACCACTTACAAACTTTAGGGTATTATAATCGCTGGTGCCGTCCCCAACCTTCAAAAGGATGGACGGCGCATTTTGTACACCCCCCTGATTGGTGGGTACCGTTGCGATGGCGACCTCACCCGCTTTGAGAACAGGATTGTTCGTCGTCCAGTTCTCATAAGTGTCGTATTTCAGTAAAATTCTTGTATTCAGTGTTTTTTCCGCCATAATTTTTCCTCCTATCAGTCAGCGGCAGACCCGCCGTCTAAAATAAATGCTTCGCCATCTGTTTGTACAAGGGTGTTGACATTTACAGCTGCTACGCTCATTTCTCCTGCCACGTCTATAGATACCTTGTTCTCACCCGACGCAGACTTCACAATTCCCAGACTCTCCCCTGCAATAGGAATGTTCACCGCCTTTTCGGAAATTGCCAGAGCCTGGCCTGCAAGCTTTACAACCTCAAGGATGTTTGCCTGCGCGCCGCTTTCTATACCTGCAAGCTTTGTTCCCTCTTCATTGGTCATCAGCCGGGAGCCCTCTGCACTGTCCACCTTGCCGGATAGAGCAGCGGAAAGCCCTGTGACCTTGCTCATCGCAATATCAAGAAGCGTGAGCTTCTTGTCTCCATCCACAGCAAACTGATTTGTGTCTACTGCTTCAATGGCGTTGACCTGAGCCCCATCCTCAATATTGCCAAGCTTCGTTCCCTCCGCCTCCGTCATTAGGCGCGAGCCGGATACCTTGTCCACCTTTCCATCCAGCGCCGCAGTGGTAGCATACGCCGATAGGTCAATCGTGCCGCCTAAAACATCCCATGCAGTTCCCGTCCAAGCTACGTTGTCGCCCGCCTGTATATCGTGGGCTGCATCTGCGCTCTCAATGTTGTAAACATCTCCCAACGCAGCATCCTCCGGTAGGGCGCTGTATGTAGCCACACTGCCTTTATAATGATATACGCCGCTGATTTTACCATCAATTTCTGTCTTGGTATAAACCTCTGCTTTGTCGGCCTTATCACTTTGCAAATCTTCTACGTCGCTTTGCAGCCCAGTTACAGCCGCCTGTAGCCCCTCTACCGTCGTCGTGTCAGGCTTTATCCATTCGATTGTACCATCGGATTTTTTGCGTGGCTGCGACCCGCTTTCAGCCGTGTCAAAGCCGACAATCTGAATCTGTCCGTCTTCTACTGTGATGGAGTTTCCATCCCCGACAGGCACAGACCCCACTGCCTTCAGTGATTTGTCCGGCTGGATAATATAAAGCGTTGCCGCACCGCTCTCCACAACGACAAGCGTCTGACCGTAATAATATGTAGTGGTAGAACTGCCCGCTTCCCCTGCAGTGGCAGCAGCACTTGTGGCACTGGATAGACTGTCAAAATAGCAGCGGGCATCTAATGGGAACGCTGACGTGGGATTAAAACTTACTGAAAAATTTAATTTTCCAAATTCCGCCATATGTCACACCCCCATCAGATTGTCACCGCATACGTATTTGCGGTGTCGTTTGCATTTGCAAAGTCCATCGTATAAACCTTGTAATCGATTGCAGTCGCACCATTCGCGCCCTCAACAGAAACGGTGGACTTTGTAAATCCCGATTTAATTTCTGCACTCATGCCATTTACATCCTGTATAGACGTAACATCTCGCAGCGTGGCAGGATACGCGATAATAACCCGTAGGGCGCCCACGGGAATGGTTACATTAAACTTTGCACCGCTGGCCAATGCTTTCCCAGATTTGCCTGTCAAAGCGCGAATGGCTTCACTGTCCACCGTCCCTTTTTCTGCAGTCGTTCCATAAAAGGAATTTCTGTATCCCGTGATTGCATTAGAGGTTGCAGACTTTGACCCTGCTTTGATTTGTCCTGCAGCATAGTCGCCGCCTACATTTGTCACAGGAATCGCGCCATCCCCATAATTTGCCGTCGCTGTAATTTTATAATTTGTTTCTTCCGTAACGACGACAGCAGGAAAATCTCCACTGGCGTTCACAGAAGAATTCGACGCAGTATCGCTGACGCTCCAGGAGGTAGCTGTAATGCCCGTGTCCGGACCGTATTCGTAAGACCCCTTATTCAGAGTCGCCGTATACGAGGGCGTAACGGATGTGCCTACCTCATAAGCCTTTGCCGCACTGACAGTAATGCTCACAGACGGCTGCGTAATCACGGGATTTTTCTCCTGCACAAAAATCATATTCCAAACTTCCTTTAGATTTTTGCCATTTGCCGCAATTGTGGCCTGACCGTTTGTGAGCGTAATATTTCCAATGGCAGACGTCGTTGTCAAATCCTCGCTGAAATAGACCTTTTCCGCGTCGATTTGCTCAATTGTCGCTGCATCGCCGGCGAAGTATTCCAGCTGCTCCCATGTTTTTGTACCGTCGCCGATTTTCATCTTGACGGTACCGTCCTCAAGGAATTCAATCCCCACTTCGCCTTTCAGCAATACTTGCGCACTGTTCGTGAGCCAATTCGCAGAGGAATCGTTCCTGAGAACAATTCTTGTATTAAGTGTCGCCATGTGCATTGCCTCCGTTAATCAATTCTATATCCTCCATTTCGCTTGTCTCTCCCAAAACCTCATAGATAAGTTTTGTGGGATTCCACTGATATATCAGTTTTTCTTCCTGCGCTTTATATATCACTTCCACACTTCCCACAGATGGAAAGTCATAATGTGTATTTGCATTGAACACGCCCCCTGCATCGGTTTTGCCCTTTGCATATACCTGCCTGATTTTGTCGCCGTATTCCTTCGTATCAGTATCATACGGTACTGCAATACCGCTCTCCTCAATGGCGGTTTTTATGCCGTCGAAATCAGAGATTGCCTGTTCAATATTTCGTTTCAGCTTTAGCTTAGCAATGAGCCCTCACCATCCAATCTGCCCGCATATTCTTCATCCATCATTTATCGCTTCAAAATCTATCTCATCAATTGTTCCGGTGTCTTCCACTGGGTCCTCCACCTCGTCATATAGCCATAGAAAGCAGTCAAAGCCATACGTGTACATGTACCCCACTGTCAGTAGGCTGCTCCTGTCTGTAACGCTCCCCACAGACTGTACAATAATATTATGGTCACTCAGGTAAACCGTCCCAACTGTATCCAGCCACGTTCTGGCCTTGTTTGCAATAGACGCCGCCTCTATGTAGTCCGTGGAATGGGCGGAAAAACTGTAAGTCTGTATAAACGGCTTGCGCAGCTTCCCATCGTCCCATCTTCCATATGTTCCTCTGTTTTCATCCATAAAAGTGGTGATGGAATACGACATATAAGGGAGAGGCGGGGGTTCCTTATCTTGATTTGTCCGGACGATGATGCAGTCCAGATATTTTCGAAGCCCCGTTATCAAGCACATTCTTGTATCTTCAAAGTTTATCATTCCATCGCCTCACCATCCAATAGTATTCCATCCAAGCGCTTTTCCAGACGGTCAACATCGGCAAACGGGTCCACCACCGGAGCCGGTTCTTCCTCCTCTGTCAGTACGCCATCCAAACGCTTCTCCAATTCTCTGAAGTCTTTGGTGGAATCATATTTCGGATATGCTTCCTTAAACGCCGATACATATTTGAGCGTGTACATATAAACTCCTGTAAATACCGCGTTTTCCGTACAATCTGTAATGCTGTATACCTTGCCGTCATGAACAACTTGCGATGTTCGCAACGCTTCCTCTAAGGGCTCCAATAGAAAAAGACGCTTATCCTGTGCAGATAGCGTCCCCTCCGACCGGTATACTCGATTTTCAGCAAAATTGATAATTGCTCCCTGTAGCTCTGTCTTTATAGGCGTATTGCTGATAAAATCTCCACTTTCGTTATAGTAGCCCTCTGTAAACGTCAACGCCTCAAACAGGGACTGATACTTTTGAATCAATCGTTCAAAATGAAAGTATTGCGGCATTACTTGACCCTCCAGGAGATTCCCTCAATCATGTTTCCGGTGTCCACCAGCGGATTAGACGAGCCCTTTTGCTCAACAGTGTAGGGATGATTGGATGGCTTCGATAGGTCACGGGCATATGCTTTGATTTTGGTGGACAGCATCTCCCCAATCAAGTCGAAAAGCTGTTCTTCACTCATTTGACCGCTTAAAACCTGCCCGACTGCCCTTCCCGCCTTCTCCATCACGCCGTCGATTTCCTTATCGTGCCCGCTGCGGAGAAAGCTGCGCTCCGGGATTCGTATCACCGTGGTGTCCTTTCGCAAATGCAGCCCTTTTGCGTGCAAAAAGGCCCGCATTTTGGGCGTAACCTTTATATTGCAGCCATACTCGTGAATGGCTGCCAGCCATTTGTGCTCTCCTTCGATGCAGCCCACCTCAATGCTTTTCCCGTTTAATACCTCTATCTGGCGGAGCATCTCTGGAAATTTGTCCTTCTTCGTCTTGTAGCGCACCCCCACGAAGCTCACCTCTCATCAAAACCATTTTATTATTTCCACCGGTTCTTCGCCGAAATAAAGCGAACGCTGCTTTTTAGGTAAGGCGCAAGCAGCTCCTGGGCAAATTGCCATAACAAAGCGGACTTATCACTGCTGTCAAAGGATTGACTCAGCCCTTCAATCGATTCACTGGACACACCTGTGCTCAGCATCTGAATATCAAAAAACTTGGAAAGAAACAATTTTACGCAGGACGGCAAGGCCTCTAAATCTTCCTCCCGATGCATATCAAACACAAGCGTAGTGTTCGCAAGCACCCACTCCAAACCGCTCTCTATGATTAAAGCGGTTCGGTCATCTATCGGAGAAATTCCCAGCCTCAGATGCGCTATCTGTTCCTTTGTCATGCAAACCAACCACCTTTTCTACGGGTTTTGTAGGCTCTGCAGCAGGATTTTCCTTTTCCAAGGACGCTTTCTTGCCTGTCACGGACTTCGGCCTCTTTGCGGCGGCTGCAGGAGGAGCGGCAGCTTCTTTCGGCGCTGCCTTTTTCATGCTTGTTCCGCCCAGCCGCATAGCCGTCACCTTATCCCAAAAGATTCCCATTATTTCACCCCCCGTCTCTTCGGCTTTCCCTCTGCTGCTTCTTCCATGGGCCTTTCTTCCTTTCCCTCCTCTGCTGCTTTCATCGGAGTATTTGCAGGATAAAAGGTACCATTGTAAATGACAGCATGGGGAAACGCTTTCATTTTCTCCATTCAAACCACCTCCAATAAAAAACACACCCGTCCAGGTGTGTTTTCGTTTCTCGATTGTCCTATACGATTCCTTTATGCATCCACTGCATCCTAGGGTCCGTTTAATAATCGAACCCCCTATAGCTTTTTGTTATGTAATCATATTCCATCCATGCATCTACACTTTCATCCTCACTGTGATAGTTGCATTCTATTGTCATATCATAGGAATCGGCCAGTTCTTCTTCTGTCGCGGATATTTGTCCAATATACTCGCCATTTTCATCATAGCCGTCTTTCGTAAAGCCCACTGCCTCCGATGTTTCACCGGGAGCAATGTCCCTCTGAAAAGCGTAGGCTCCAATGATTTCATCCGACCCGTTCACTGCTTTGTTGTACTCCACGCCGGATATAATATAGTCAGAATTGTTTTTTACCCAGAACACCGGCTCGCCATCCACTACATCCGTAAAAATTTCCAAATCTTCTACTTTCACACGTATGTTTTCCGCTTCCGCTTCCTCGTCTGAAGTGGCTTTTTCTGTAGTTTCTTCACCCTGCGTAGTTTCTTCTGCTGTGGTGCTATCCTGTGTTCCTTCATTCTCCGATTTTCCACAAGCAGTCAGGGATGCTAACAGCAATACCAAAACAAACAGCGTAAAAATCCTTTTCATAGAGCGCTCCTTATCATAATTATATTGTGAAAATTCCCAACCGAAGGGATACGTCAAAATGAAATCCTCCGATTGCCGCGACACAGGCGGTTACTTGTTCCAAAATAGACCGCAGCGCACGCATCTTGTGAAAAACTCAGTTTTCTCCATATGGAACGCTTCGCACCTGTGTCTGCCTATCATTCATTATATCAGCGTAATAAAAAAAGTCAAGAATAATACACAATATTTGGATGCGCAAAATCACTTCAACAAAATGGATTGCGCGCCGGTTCATTTTATTCCATAAAACTGGGAATCAGCAGCATTCCAGCGCATAGCACATGTCAAGCTGTTCAAAGGACGGCAAAACGATTTCGGAAACCGTTGTCTTTGTGTTGACAGGGTCGCTGGTAGTCGTTACGGCTACTGCAACGCCGGTATTCACAATAGATACGTTTGCACCGGGAGTTCCCGCAAGGGTTCTTTCCTCCGGCGTAGTGCCGTACCAGGTAGAGCCCAGCGCGCCGCCAGGCAGCATCATAACGATATTGTCCGGATAAAACTTCTTCGCTGTACCAGTTTCATCCTTAAACTGCTTGTTGTATACAACAATCGTCACATTCAACGCTTCCTGAATATAGTTGGTAACAATCTGTGTGGTGTAATTGACATTTGCAGTGATATTCTGCGCAAGAACGCCGCTTCTCACCTTTGCACTGTTTTTCAATAGATTAAAAGTGTTTTTAGACATAAGCAGAATCTCAGGACGGTTTCCACTGGCAGCTTCCTGTGCGTCCAGCGCATCCTCAATGTTCTTCACAGGGTCGCATGTATCCGCTGCACTCCATTTATCGGCTTCCGTAACGATTTTCAGATAATGCTCTGCCTTCCAAGCACCAGATGGGTCATAATCATATGTGTAATTGACGCCGTTTGCCGAAATATCAATGCCAACCCTGCCTCCAATAGGAGCCAATAGCTGCATAATCATTCTTTCAGGAACAACATTTGCACCGCCAATCAGGGTCTGCGCATCGTTAAAAATGTTTTCGAGCACCTGGACCGCATAGGGGTCATTGGAATCCTGAACGCGCATGATTTCCTGCTCATCCTGCTCCTTTACAAGCATAGATTCACGGAAGAAAGGCATCTGGGTTTCTGTCATAGAAATACCCACTCTGTCGCGGAAAGTGGACTTCGCATCAAATGCGGACGGCATAAGAGACACCGGAAGCCCATTGTGGCCTTTCAGCCATTTCAAGTCAAGCCCCGCTTTTTTTCTTGCCGGAAAGAGTCCTGTTCCAAGATACGGAATGCTGTTGCTTGCCGCGTTTGTATAATTCAATGCAATCGCTTCGGCAGTAAATACATCAGAAAGTTTCATAAATCAATATCCCCCTTTAGTTTCACTTAGGCCTCGGCCCATACCGCATACAAAGTAATATTTTTTGTGATGATAAATTTGTCACTTGCATCATAATCATCATTTTTCACATCTGCATCTGCAGTCAGCGCCCAGCCGCTGAAGGTTTTTCCATCAGGAGCCGTAATTCCCGTGGACGCCATCACTGTTACCTCTGCGCCATATGTATATGGAGAACTGTTGTCCGTAACAGTGCCTGTGCCGCCATTCGCGTCGTATGTGACAGTAAGCTTGCTGTCCAGAGGCGTTCCGTCCTCATTCAAAAAACAAACGCCCTTTCCCGCCAGACCGGCGATTGCTGCAGATGCAGGTGCCTGTGGCAGCTTTGTAGACTTGATAAATCCATGAATAACCACCGCTCCATTGGGATTTTCTTCCGGGTAAACATCATTAAGAAGTACCCCGATTGCTGTAGCATCGTTCGCGGGAACAATCGTTCCGGCAGCAATGACACCATCTGCCCCAGTCAGTGCAGAGCAATCGTAAGGAATTGCCACGTAATGGTCATTTGCAAGAATCGTTGCGCCCCCCGCAAAGTTTTTTTCAGTAAATTTCATTGCTTTTTCCCTCCTAAATAATAACTAAGTACAGAATTTGCTTTTTCATTCGTCTGTGCAGCTTTCTTTCCCAGCGCCTCGGCAATGCTCACAGACTTGTTTTCCTCTCGCCCAGCATCGGCCCTTGCGCCGTTGGGAATTCTGCCGTTTGCTTTGAAGGTCTTGTCTACTTCGGCAGAAACAAAGCGCTTCACAAGGTCGCTGAATGCTTTGACGCGTGCATCAATTGCCTTTTCGTCCTCTCCAATCACAAAATCAATCAGCTCCAGAGATTTGTCGCTGCCATCATCCAGCCCAATGGATTTAATCGCCTTAATTGCATATAGCCGGTTTTCCCGGTCCCGCAGCTCCTTTTCTTTCATCGCAATGGACTTTTCGCGCTCTTCAATTTCCATCTTTTTTAACTCGTCATCTGATAGCTTTTCCTTCGACAGCGCATTCAGCTTTTTTTGCAAGTCCGCGTTTTTCTTTCGCTCCTCCGCCATAAGTCGGTCTACCTTTGACTGCACCAGCTTGTCCAGCCTCTCCACCTCAGAGGCATGATTCTCCTGGGGTGTTTTTGCGCCATCTGCGCTTTGCTCCGGCTCCGGCTGCGCTTCACCTGTATCACTGTCGGACATAGATACAGCTGCGCCCTCCGCTGCACTGTCTTCACCGAAAAACTGTAAGCCAAGACGAAACAGCCTTTTTTCTGCATTTGTAGTATTCATTTGTTCCTCCTATTTGTCAAACCATATAGATTCGATTTCGCCCTCCCTATAGAAAGGCATATGAGAATCCCAAAACACCAGAGGCATTTCAAGGACTCCGAATTGTATATATAAAAAAGATGTTCCCACTGGAAACATCTCCTTTATGCAAAAAAGACGCGTCTTGATTTCGCCGCGTCATATATAAGGAAACCCCGGCTGCGTAGCCGGGGTTTATTTAAACCATACTTACAATATATCTTTTATTTTAATCGCTTTTCCTAATTTTAATTCCCTGTATGCATAACAGCCGCTACGCTACTATTCTTGATTTGCGTAGTACGCAGCACAGTCTTGAATAAGCCGCTGTTTTATATCATCAGTAATCCCATCGTTGAAGCAAATAACATAACGGTCCGTCTTGTAAATTCTGCTTTCTTCCTCTGGATAAAATCGTTTCGGCAAGTCGGGAGGCAAAATCGCATATAAACCATGTGCATATGCAAAAAGCGGCTCTGAACGGTACATTTTGCTCCATTCTCCTCTCAAACAGCAGCAAGCAGTCTATGCAAGCTCTATAGATTGTATCTCAGACTCTGCAAATTCAATAAGGACTTTTTTCTTTTGTTGGGTTCGTATCGTAATAGAGTCCTCTTTATTATCATTGTCATCAGCCAAATCAAATAAAACAGCATGCCCATGCCATACCGTGCCATCTATATCTTTGATGACAACATCCTTATGTAAAAATTGCCGCAGGTCCATTACATTATTTATCTTCTATGGAATTGAAGTGAGCAGCGATGTTCTCTTGCTGAATTAATACCATGCTTTTAAATAATCAACCAGTATTTGTGTATTATATCATTTTTTACTGCCAAATTACAATAACATGTCTTAGTACTTTAATGCCGTCCGGAACACCAATATAGTCCTCTTTTTGTGTGAGAAAAAGCGCCCAACAACATTGAGCGCTTAATTCTGATTATATATTTGGTCATAAACCCTTTGCAATTCTATGCCTTCGCCATCAGGTTCATCATCATTCGCAAGAATGTTATCAACGATTAAATCATTTATTTTATCCAAAAAAGTCTGTATATCGTCATTTTTTAAATGTTCTTCAATATCCACAAGATATGGTTTAAGCTTTTCTATTTGAACATTAGTTATATTTATCACTTCTTTTCTCTCCTTTTCAATGGATTTGTTTGTATTAAATTATGTGTGTGCGGATTAACCGTTACTTCTATGCCATTAAACCTTATTTTCTGACTTTTACCATTTAAAGATGTCCGAATAGGTAACACAATAGCTTCAGGGTTAGTTAAAGCCTCCAAAACTTCACCAACCGACACACCGTTCCTTTTTTGTTCAACCGAACCAATCACCCTAGCAATAAAGTGTTTGGACTTTCCCTCAATCTTTATACCGTTAGCTGTTGTTATGCCGATTAGTTTGTTATCAATTTCATCACTTGTTTTCTTATAAAGTTCAAAATCTGCAAGCGGTGTAAGTTCTCCGCTTTTGATAGAGTTTTTATAAGCCTTAAAAAGCTCCCAATCAGCACTATTCTTTATGTCTATAAAATCATTAAGGCTTTTAGGTGCATTTTTACCTAATATCTCCTTATAGCTTTCATATTGTATTTCATCTTCCGTTTTTATTATACTACTTTCTTCGCCATTTGTAAACGCTTTTTCAAACTTTCCGCCTCTTTTTTTAAACTCTTCAACAGTCATCAGCTCATACTCAAGAAAGCACCTGCATCGACAATCATGCCGGGCCTCGCCGGAGCTGCCGGGGCATTTTGCGTATACGCCGGATTCCAGCTTAAACTTGTCCCCTACCCTAATGGTCACGCCCTCCATTTTCACATGGTTCGCGCCATTTTTACTTGTCGTCCTCTTCCATCCTTTTTTGGTTTTCCGCAGCTGGTTTGGTCTTACGCGTTCATCCTTCATTGTACGCCACGTGGCCGTATATACAAGGTCGCTGCCCTCTAATCCCTGGGCAATGTCCTGCGCACTGTCCATCAGCCCGGCTTCCGTGTTTCTGTGGCTTTCCGTGCGCGCTATGTTTACCGCCTTGTTGTAGCTGACGTCAAGGCGTTCTGTAATTTTCTTTGCCATCGTGTCATAGCGGTCCCCATTCATCAGCCCAATATTTAATATTTGCTGTATCTGATATGTAACCTCCTGGCGGTTCTTCTCCAAAACACTTGGAAGCGTCAGCCTGGAAATATTGTTGCTTACCGCCTGCTGCACGATCTCTGGACGAACCATGCTGTCTGTCATGACATCCGCCAGCTGCTCTGCATCCCTGGCCTTTTGTACAGCCTGCTTCATCCCCTTATAGCATTCCTCATACGTTCGATCCACCATCCCCAGTATTTCTTGCTTCAAGTCAGGGGATATTCCGCCTACCTTTTTTGTAATTTCCTCCAAAAATCGGGCGCGGCTTCTCTTTTCATCCAGATATGTCCAGTATAACCGACCATCTGCATCACTGTATTTCGTATATGTATCCCCGAGAAAAGCGGTCAGGTCTTTCATGAGACTTTTATATATTTTACGTATCTTTTGTTCTGTCAGCTTCTCCCGATGCTCCTCTATGCGCTTCAAGTCATAAAGTAAATCATGCAAAGAGGTTTTTGCCTTCGGCACGGGCACACCCCCTTCCGACTTAACATTCGCTGCAACCTTCAGATGATATCAATGGTTTCAGCTTTGCTCCTCTTCCGCCGTAATATTTTCAAGCAGAGACGGTACAGCGTTTTCCTTTTCCGCCTCTATCATCTCCATAATATAGTTTGGGTCATCCACAGAAGAAAGCTGTGATACAATCCATTCCATAGGCATACCAAGATTTTTGAAGGAGGCTGCGGCACGCGCTTCCGATTCGTAATCCAAAGGAAAATTACGGCTAAATTCCATCGTTACCTGCAGAGGGTCCACCTTAATACCCCGTTTGTTCCAGCTGGAAGCCAATAGCTTCCACATATACTGTGCCGCATCTATCATTTTCGCCTCAACCATACCGCATTTTGTTTCAAGGCCATGCAGCTTAAATCTAAGACTTACTCCGCTTGCGTTGTTAAACTCGGAATCCTTCAAGTTGGGGGTCTTTGAAAATCTATATATGTTGTCTTCCAGCCTTTGCAAATGATGTTCCGTATAAGAGTCGTTTATATTTTTGGTAAGAAAATAGGCCTTGCCTTGCTGCGTACCAGTAGAGCTAAATCGAAAAGAACCGCTTTTCTGAGCTTTTTCAATTTCTTCGTCGCCGATTCTTAAATTTTCAAAAATCAAATACGCATGTACAAAGGACTCTATTTCATTGGAATTGTCCGATACGACTTTGTCATAATCGTCAATGGCAGATAAGACCTTCTCCGCATCTCCCAGCATTTCCTTGTTGTTCGCGATTCCCTGCAGCGGGCAATAATCGAACATGTGGGGCTTTACCGGCTCCGCCTCATCAGGAGTAAGTCCGCTGAGACTGCCGCCAGTATACGTATATATGTTTGTATTGTCGTAAAACTCCACCGTCCATCGTTCTATATTGTCAACGTCATACGTGCTGAAATAGCGTATCGCATATTGGGGCTCTGAAATGTCCGTATTGGAAAGAATAATTGTCTCAAACCCGTGTACGGGCATCACCCTTTCTGCGCCCTCCAGGTCAATATAAAAAAGCCTGCCCGCATATCCATATATGCTTGCAAACCTTGTGGTTTCCATGTCAACACCGAACATATTGTTCCGGGTCGTAAAATCTGTTATAGCCTTTGTGGCTTCGTCTACAGCATCCCCGCCGCCGGTAGCTTCTTCCGATTCCTTTGCCTTGCTGTAGCCGTAACCAATGGGATTTCCGGCAAAATAGCCCGTCTTAAAGTCAACAATCTCACTGAAAAAGTCATTGTTGATTTTGTTGTTGATTGGATGTTCCTCCTCGAAGCGGGGCTGACGGTCAAAAATAGGAACACCCCCGTCAACCGTCATATACCGGTCATATAGCTTTTTATTGTATCTGGAATTGGGCAAGTGCTTTTGTATAATCTTCTGCAGCAACGCAACCGTTATTCCGCCCCTCTCAATTTCCTTTATAAAAGCAGAAAAATCAGGATACAGCTCATTTCTTTTTCTACTCATTTTTTCCGCCTCTTTCTCTTGTAATTGGGCAGTTCTCTGTCAAAAAGGATAATATTTTCTCCTGCAATATATTCCACCCCGCATTTCATGCATACAAATACGCTGTTAATCTTTTTCCACCTGTGGCCACACATAATGCCTCCAAAAAACACATTCCATAAAGAACGCTCTCCTTTATTGTTTATATGCGCCTGCCGGCTTTCGCCTGTGCAGCCTCCATCTCATCCTCATAGCTGTAACGCAAAGCGTCTAACAAATGATTGTTCGCATCTACTGGAACGGCCATGGCATTTCCGTATTTGTCTTCTTTCCAATGGTATTGTTCTATTTCATTTTTGAAATTCTGGCATTTAACATCAATAATGATTTCATAGCTCTGCAGCCACCGAATCCCTCTGTTGATACTGTCCGCCCCTTTTACGGCAGGAACCGCATTGATTCCATTTATGGCTAAATAATCAATGGTTTTCGGCTCGGCGCTGTCGCAAGTTACATAATGCCGCCCAAAAAAATCCTTGCCCACCCGCACCAATTCGTCATCGCTCATTCCGGCCTGGTAATATTCATCAAAGATATATATTTTTTTCCGTGCTTTGTCCAAATGGGATTTAATCAGCGCGTTTGGATCGCTGGCATACCCAAAGTCCATGCCGCAATGAATTTTGTCAAAGTGCGGAATTTGATTTCTCAAATCCTCCACATGCCAGTTTTTGAAAATAACATTGCCCAAAATCCCCCAGTTCCCAAGGGTATATACACTATAAAAATAAGGGTCTGTCTCATCTTCCAAAAGTTTTCTGTCTTCGCCGGTCAAAAACATGTTGTCTTTATATGTTGTCTTGACAATCAATTTGTCGGTATCTTCATATACCGTTTTATTGTCCTCCCATCCCCCGAAAAACTCCTTATATATCCAGTGGCTTTTTAGAATAGGATTAAACGCCATATAAATATGCTTGCTGTGCGTGCTTTGCCCACGCAATCGCTTTTTCAATTGCATATAGGCTTCCCGCTTTATTTCCGTGGCCTCTTCTATAAAAATACGTTCCAGCACCCCATTCTGCGGGGTTATGGACTTGACCTTTTCCACATCGTCCAATCCGCAAAATAAAATTTGCTTCTTGTTTACCTTGCACGTAATAATCATATCCGACTTATTGACTGTAAAATAACCTGCCAGCCCCATATTGGATATAGACTTTGTCACCTCGTTGAATACACTCCGCTTGATTGTGTTTGCCACGTTTCTGCAGCATAGCCAGTTTACCCCATTCAGTACATCCAACACAATTTTGTCACTTATAAAAAAAGATTTTCCGGAGGATGAGCCACCGAAAAAGATCTGTAAGAATTGCGGTTTATTCATAAACGGGAGATAGGCCGGATTCTCTTTTACAATAACGTCCAGTGAAATCCCTCCTATTCTTCATGGATGTCCTGCTCGAAATCTTCATCCGAAGCCGCAACGACCGTTATATGAATGTTCGGACTTTCCCCCGCAGAATTTTCGCTATTTGCAAGCTGAATATCCCGAATGTCCTTCAGAGAAGTCACCAGCTGCCGCAGACCGGCCTTGTCGATTTGACCAATGGACTGTAATCTTGGTATTTCTTCCTCCATAAATACGTCCACCGGCTCTTTAGTTTCGGGATCTGCGACCTTCTGCGTATATTTTCGCTTGTCCTTTATTAAAATAACGTCTAACTGCTTTGTTGCTTCTTCTATTTTTTTGAGTAATGCATCGGCGGCATTGGAAATCCGAAGCAATCGATCCGACTCTTTTTCAGCAATTTTTTCAGCAGTTTTTTGCGCTAAATTTTCGCTGATTTTGCGCTGCTGCTTCTTTTTCTGTTCACTCCATTTTTCCTTTTCTGCCCTTGCCCGTAGTGTTGCATAAGCTACGCCATGCTTTTCAGATAATTTTCGGTGACTGATATTCCCGTTTATATATTCGTTTTTAATAACTGTCCAATTTACTCCTTCTTTCACATCGCCTCACCTTCTCACAATAATATTTATAAGATACAAATGTATTATGTCAATTATTTTTTTCGGCCCTTTACAAATGCAGCGATAATCAGAACGATAACCTCCACCAACAAAGTAGAAAATACTCCCATAAAAAATGGATTTACATACATTGTTTGACCCCTTTTGTCTTTAACAAACTTGTGATTTTACCAACCGTATATTGCCCGCACAAACCCTCCAAAGCTGCGACTCATAAATGAGCAGATGACAAATTGCTTTCCCGACTATAAAATAGTATACATCCCAACAAAATAAAACCGCTCCAACCGGGGCGGTTTTTACATATCTTCCTTCATGCTAAAATATCTAAGAAAAGGCGGTCCAGCCTAACAACATAGACAGTTACCGCCTAATTAACAAAATCCCGCCAACCACCCTCCGTCTTATCTACGGATCTTCATGATACTATGTTATCACATAATTCGGGACAAAAGGGACAAGTTTTTCCTTTTATAACATCTTTATAGATTAAAGCATTGTGCCGGAAATAGCCAGGCCAACAATAACTAAAAGATACAACGGCCACTCTGTTTTTGAAAACAAAACACGAAAGAAACAATACTTTCGTCTGTTGTAGTTTTCTAATGGCATCGCAAATTCTTTGACCCTATCTTCGTCCAAATCTCTTATAATATCATTATATATTCCTCTAAATTTCCGTTCTTGTTGTAGATAGTACGAATCCAAAATCCAAAAAAGAAGAGTTGGAGCAATGGCAATATAAATGAACATTGAATTTCCATCACCAGTTTTAGCATTCATTGATGCTGCAAACAAAGCTAATAGCGCCGATACAACAGTAATCATCCACCCTTTCATTTTAAAAGAGCATTGATTCATCCGTGTAATATTGGTTTGAATAAATTCCAGATGCTTTATCTTCTTATCTTCCTTTTCCATACTTTCTTATATCTCTTTCTGTATATTATATAAATCTATATTCGACTGGTGATCATATGCTTTTTTAATATGTTTTTCTGGATCTCTAATAAAATCTTCCCATTTTACAGAAATTATATAAGAACTATCACCGCGATAAACTACAGAGCCGTCAGCGCATGTATATTTATCTGGATTCTTAATATTAAACATATTCTCTTTCATTATTTTAAACACATGATTTCTATTCAAAACACGGCATCCAGAAGTACAACAAATTTTGTTATATGTATAATAGTCATACGAACCACTCGAATCTGGTATCACAATAGCCAACAATGCATTACTATGACTTTTTACTGAATCCCCATTTTTATTTTTTCTCGATTCTTCTTTAAGGGAGTAAGAAATTTCCCATGGGATCCACTGATCTCTGTCAGGTTTTAATTCTTTCATCCCCGCAGAAATCATAATAATAGTCAAAGTACTATCATATATTTTATCCTTAAGTTTTTCCCAAATAGTTTCATCAGAAAGAGCAGAAAGATCTTCGCCATCATCTTCACCTTTATAAATGTGTTCCGAGGTTTCTGATATATATTCTGCTAATTTGTCAACATATGTTCTTACTGAATCACTGTGCCATATATTTCCACTGATTCTTTTCACATTACTATCCGCATATTTGTAAGAAACAAATATTTTGCGCCCCATAACATTCTCCATAAAAGCCTAATTTTATATTACAGTAATAATAACATAAAAAACAGCCTATGTAAATGTTATCAGACGAAAAGTCTTTGAAACTCTATAATTTCTGCCTTGGTGAAATCAGAAAAATCAAATTCTACATTTTTTATTGATACAGTGTTATATACTTTTTCGCTTTCTCGTAAAGTCACCTGTTGCGTTTTAAAATGGATTTTCTCTATTGGAAACGTACGATTTCGACCCAAAAAAAGCTTTGCATTTGCTGGTGTTTTCATATTTGACCCTCCTTAGTTAAATTTCAAGTTAATTTCTTCGCAAATATCTATAACATGCTTTTTTCACATTATTCTCTGTATTCCCTCCGCCCATTCGCATAGCTACTTTCGTCCACGAATTCCCATCGACAAATCGATAGATCAGTATTCTTCTGATATGGCTATCTTGTACACTAGATATATAGTCCATCAACTGATGAAATTCCAATAGCGCCTCTACTATTTTTTCTTGGAGAAATGCTCTTAAATCGGCGATTTCTGCCGCAAGAGATGTCTTGTCAGATATACCGCCAGCGAACGTCATTCCTGTGATCGTCTGTGTTGTACCTGTCGCAATCGTCTCAATATCATAGAGGCGCCTTTCTAAATCCCTGATTTCCTTTTTCAAGCTATTCAGTTGATTCAGACGTTCTATCGTCATATATCCTCCTGATTATACCAAATCCCCCGGGATTTTCTCCCTCGCTTATCGTTTCCACTTCACAAATCCTACAATCGCCATAACGAAATTAAA